ATAGCCGCCATCGGCATAGACCTCGGCGAGCTTCATGTTGATCAGGCGGCGATCCTCGACGGTCGAGGTGCGCGGTGCTTCGGCCCGCGGCGCGGCCTCGACGGCGATCGCCACGGCGGATTGCGGATGCTTCATGTCCGTGTTGCCCTTTCTTGCGGAGGGCTGCGCGTGCTCAGGGCAGAAGTCCTTGCGCGGACCACTTCCCACCACCCAGCCCTTGTTCTGGAAACTCTGCTGTGCCGCGACAGGCGGCTTCCGGCTCTTGCCGGTCTGATGCGCGAAGTAGGCGACGGCGCCGCACTCCGCGCAGGTGATCTGCAGCGCCTTCGCGCGCCGCCCGCCGGCCTCGATCGTGGCTTCCGGAAAGGTGCGGCCGATGCTCATTCCGCCGCCTCGCTTTCCGCCGCCGGCTGGTAATCCTTCCAGTCGACACGGCGCACCAGCGTCGCGTTGCCATAGGTGCCGTCCGGCTGCCGCTCCCAGATAAACCAGGCGGTGTTCATGCTGCTGGAGGCTTTCGGCCCCTCGTAGCCGTCGCGGTGCATCATCGGCAGCCGACGCTTGAAGACGTAGACGCGTGCCGGCGGCAACTCATCCATGACGAAGTTGCGATCGTCGTCGGCGAATCCCGCCAGGAAGTTCAGGTTCAGCAGCAGCGCCATCTTCGTCGGGCGGTGGACACGCAGCGCATGCGCGACGAAGGAGTTCAGCACCTCGCCATAGGGCGGGTTCGTCACGATGTCGTGGCACTCGCCCTCACCCGGCTTCGTCTCGCGGAAATCGATGACGGCCTGAACCTCGCCGTGCGCGTCCGCTGTCCCATAGTCCACGAGGTCCGACAGTATGACGCTATAGCCGGCCGCCTCCAGGATGCGGCTGATCGCACCGCGTCCGCAGGCCGGTTCCCACACGGTCGGAGAAAAGTCTTCCAGCGCCGCCAGCGTATGGACCGCGACGGCGTGCGTCTCATAAAGGTTGTCGCCGCGCTCTTCCTTCGTCGCCGTCTTCGTGCCGATGGCGGCCTTGAGATTGGCACGTGAGGGTTCCAGCCCGGCGGCCACGCGGGCAGCAATGGCGCGCTCGGCGATCCCCGGCGTCGCCCGTTCCGCCTTGGCGAGCTGCCGGGCGGCATGGATCTGGGTCCGGCTGATACCCGCCTCGTCGAGCGTGAACGGGAAAATGTTTTCATCTGAAACATTTTTCGGCCGCCCGCGCGTGGCCGCATCGCCCGCCGCCTGCGCGGCATCATAGGCCTCGGCAATGCGGATCATCGCGCGCGTCTCGATCAAAAGCGCATCTGCCTGCAGGCGCCGCGCCTTCTCCACCAGCCGCCGGCCGTCCGCGCCAAAGCTGGCCGCAAACTGCGCCGCCGCCTTCGCCTCGAGATAGGCCCCGCCGGCAAGCCGCCGAGCGGCCATCACATCACCCTCGTCGAGCAGCTGGCGTGCCCGCTGGACGGTCGCCATCAGGTCAGACGCATCCGCCGGCAGCACGGTCGGCAGCGCTGCGATCTCCGGCGCAGGTTCGGCAGCCGCCACCGGCTTCAAGCCCTCGGCGGGATACCAGACATCACCGTCCTTCGGATCGCGTCGGATGAGCCCCTTGGCGTTCAGCGCCCGGCACTTGATCCGCTGCGCCTGCGTCTCGGAACGAAAATGGCCGCCCTTGATGGCGGCGTCGAGAATGGCGGTCTGGTCGGGGGAAAGCTTTGGCGTGCCCATCAGTGCGCTCCCCTCAATTGGGTGAGATAGGCCTCGCCGCGCGCCGTGATCCGCCAGATCGTGTCATGCCCGCGCAGCAGCACGAGATAGCCGGCTTCAACTGCCTCGGCGATCGCCGCTTCGTCATCGACGCTGACATTGAAGAACGTCTTATCCGCGCTGGCGCCAGCGCGGCGAACGATGGCGCGAGCACGCGCAGAGATGGGCTGGAGGATGACGGAAGAGGTAGAGGCAGCCAGCATCACAGCGCCTCCAGTCGGGCCAACACGCATTCCGCAGCGCGGATGATGCGGCGGATCTGCTGGCTCAGCTCGCGACGCTCCATGGCGTCGATCCGGCCATCGGCAAAGGCCGATCGCGCCATCCGCCAGACGTCCGTCGCCTTGTCCATGATGGCGAGAACGTCCGCCTCGGAGAGCGGCGCTTCGATCACGATGCGTTCGGCCAGCGGCTCCAGTCGGAAGCCCAGCTGCCGTGCCATCTCCGAGGTGATGATCGGCGAACCGGCGCGCAGGTCCGCCTCAACCGCGATGTCGACCGGGATCAGCGTGGCGCCGTGCTCGTGGCTGCCGTCGCCCCGACGCTCGCCGAGCGTGGCATACTTCACCAGCGTGGAAACGCCGACGCGCGTCAAAAGGGCAAACGATGTCACCCCGCCGCCCAGCCGGTAGCAGGCGTCGGTGACGCCCTTGAGAGACAGGATCAGTTCTTCGGAAATCAGGCGCACGAAAACACCCCGCAAAATGCAAGGAAACATTTGGTTGAAAGGATTCACTGAAGCGCACGCAGCGCGCGCTTAAGGTCGAGCCATCAGATCAAGGAGGCCCGCATGCCAATCGAGAACGAAAGCGAAAGCGCCCGGCGGGCAAGGTCCGCCACCACCCGCCGGGCCGGGGCAACCGCACGGAATGAGGAACCGCGCGGACGAGGAAACGGAGAAGAAGGGAAAAACGCGCCGGAGCGGCAGGAAGCACCCGCGCGCTCCGGCGCGAAGATGCAAGGCGGCTGGGAGGAGTGCTCCAGAGGGGAACGGCGCCTTGCAGAAATGAGACGTGCGACCGGGCCACTTTCATTCGGCGGCCTCCAGTTTCAGCGCCTTGGCCGGGCGCGCGACGCCATCAGGCCAGCTCGCTTCGTCGGGCCAGTTGTCGGAAAACCACTGCATGGCGCGTTCGAAACTTTTGGTGCGAATGTCGCCGCCCGCTTCGATATGGTCGATCCGGAGCCCTCCGGAGAGGACGATAGTGGACACCCGCGCCCGCGACATCCCGGTCGCGGCGCAAAACATGTCGGCGGTTTTCAGTAGCTGATCGCACAAGGTCATGCGGCATGAATGCGTATTTTAGTACGCCGTGTCAACGTATTTTAATCCGGTAACACCTTTAGGGGATGCGTCATATAATACGCATCATGAGCAACATGTTGAATGAACGCATCCAGGAACGCTTGAAAGCATTGAACAAAAGCGTCCAGCGCGTCTCGATAGAGGCCACCGGCGCGAAGGAGACCTTGCGGAAGATTCTGGACGGCACAACCAAGAGCCCTCGATACGACACTATCGAGAAGATCGCGGCCGCCCTTGAAACCACCCCCGAGTGGTTGTTGGGTAGCGACGGCGCAGCGGCCATGTCGGCACCCATCCAGACAGACGTCCGGTTCGGAACGACTGCACCTCCGCTACCAAACATGAATGATATGCCCAAAGACCTCCCCGTATTCGGTACCGCAGCAGGATCTCATACACGCGGCGCATTCCAACTCACTGCAGGGCCTGTAGAATTTGTGCGCCGGCCTCCGACCCTTGTGGGCGTGAAAGGTGCGTATTCCCTCTACGTTGAGGGAACATCCATGGAGCCGCAGTTCTGGCAAGGTGAGTTGGTCATCGTCCACCCGCACAAGCCGCCGCGATTCGGCGACGCGGTAGTCGTGCAGTGCCAGTACGAGGAAGATAGTCCGGTTGAAGCAACGATCGGCATTCTGGCCAAACGGACAGAAAAGATCGTCGGCATCGACAAGCACAATCCAAAGGCGCAGATCGAGTTGCCACGAAACAGCGTTATCGCCACGCACAAGATACTGACGATGAACGAGCTTCTCGGCTTCTAGCCCGGAGCGCCGCCAAAGCTCACCGACGCTTTCTGGGCCGCCCTGCGTAATGCCCGGCGGCTCTTTGCGTATTTCTATACGCCAATCCCTTGACAGCGTATTTATTTACGCATTACGTTTCGCATCGTTCAGGCCGCGAACAGGGCCGCCGTCACTCCTCCTCCCAGGCGGCGGCCCACCCTCCCGGCCTCATTCACCCCAACAATGGAGAATGACGATGCACAGCAACATGCTCACCCCGAAGCAGAAGGCCATCCGCATTTCGCAGATCGCAACGATCATGCGTGAGTGCCAGGACGGCCACTGCGACGAGACTTATCTGCGCAACCGCGGCGTCACCGGCGCCGAGATGACGACGCTCGTTCCCCGCGCCGTCGAGGAAGCCAACGCCGCCTCCATCCGCCGCGCGGCCTGAGCGGAGGCCGCCATGAACCAGCAACCCCGCGACTATGCCATCCGGCCGCGCAGCGCAGAGCGAGACCTGTCCCGCCTGCGGATCAGAAATCTCGAGATCCAGCGCAACGTCATCCTGGCGGTCGCGGGGCTGGTGGGGATCGTCCTCTCCGTCCTCTACGCCTTCGCAGGCTGATGCCGATGCGCACGCACCGCTTCCCCCGCTATCCGATCGAGCGCGTCGAGGCCGACTGGTCGCGCATCGACAGCCTGATCGCCGCCCGCGACCGCGCCGACCGCATCAGCTCCCTGCTGATGAACTGGGCTCTGCCCGCGCTGCTGGCGGTCCTCTCCCTCGCCATCCTGTTTCGGAGCTAACCCGCCATGAAGAAAATCCGCGACGCATCCATGATCATTGGCCTGCTGGAAAACGGCCAGTTCAACCCCGCCCTCTCCAACGAGATCGGCGAGACGCTGCAGAAGCTCTCCGAGATGTCGGAGGAAAACCCGCACGCCACCTTCAAGGGCCAGACCACCGTCAAACTGAACTTCTCGGTCAAGGACGGCATGGTCACGATCGGCGTCGACATGGAATCCAAGACGCCCAAGCGCCCGCGCAAGAATTCCGTCTTCTGGGTCGTCGAGGACGGCGCGCTCTCCACCGAGCACCCCCGCCAGCACGACATGTTCGCCACACGCGCGGTGCCCGACGCGGGCAGCCAGAGCGCCACCCAGTAATCCCCCGCACCCGTCATCCGGCCGGGCATGTCGCCCGCGCCCATTTCCCAAGAGGTAGAACCCTATGGATCAGTTTTCCGAAACCGCCGTGAAGGCCATTGCCGAGCTGGCAGACCGCGCCGGCTATGACATCAAGTCCTTTTCCGTGCCGAGCGGCGTGAAGGGCGTACCGACGTCTATCCCGCTTCTCGTCAATGGCCGCACCGGTGAGGCCAAGAGCCTTGCCGCGCTGATCGAGCCGTGGCGCACGCGGCCCGAGCGCAAGATCGGCACGGCCAGCGTCAACACGATCGAATCCTTCATCGACCTCGTCGAGCGCCACAGGACCGAAGACAGCGTGATCTTCGCCGATATCGACTGGCAGCGCCCGTCCCTGACCGCCGTCATCGACTATCACAGCTCCACCGATGCCGCCTTCGGCCAGCACCGCATCCACTATCCGTTCCCGCTCTCCGAGGAATGGAAGGTCTGGACCGGCAAGCACGGCAAGCCGATGACGCAGACGGATTTTGCCGAGTTCATCGAAGATCACATTCAGGATCTGACGAGCCCGGATGATCTTGAGGAAGACAGCTTCCAGCGCATGTTTTCCTGCAAGGTCGGCCACCCGACCGACCTCATCATGTTGTCGCGTGGTCTGCAGATCAATGCCGAGGTCCGGGTGAAGAACGCGGTCAAGCTGCAGTCGGGCGAGAGCCAGATCGTTTTCGAGGAAGATCACAAGAACGCGGACGGCCAGCCGATCAACGTGCCGGGCGTGTTAATCATCAACATCCCGATCTTCCACGGCGGCAAGCCGGCCCGCATCCCGGTGCGCCTGCGCTACAAGACCCGCGACGGCGCCATCGCCTGGACGTTCATGCTCCATCGGACGGACATCCACATCACCGAGGAGGTGCGCCGCGATCTGGAGCGCGCCGCAGCCGAGCTGGACCTGCCGAAATACGAAGGCAAGCCTGAGGCCTGAGACAGCACCTCCACGGGGCGGCCACGGTCGCCCCGCCCGCTCTCCCCACCAGAGATCCCGCCATGACCTACATCACCGTTATTCTCGACATTGCCACCGAGGCGCGCCTGCGCCAGGCGGCCGAGGAACTGGATCGCCGCGTCGAAGATCTTGCCGAGCTGGCAATCGCCGAAGCCGCCGCCGCATACTACGCCAAGCGCGCCGACGACCCGGCCATCGGCATGGGCGTGCTGCATCCCATCCTGTTCCCTTCGGAGCTGCACGCATGACGAAGCCATCCGCAATCCCCTTCGGCGGCCCGAAGCAGATCTATGTCCCGGCCGCCTTCGAGCCCGAGATCCGTAACCGCATCCTCTCCGGCAAGAGCGTCGCCGTGATCGCCACCGAACTCGGCGCCGACGAGGCACGCCTGCGCACCTACGTCAATCACCGCATCGAGCGCTGGCGCACCCAGGGCCGCGCCCCGGTCAGGCCCGACGACGGCAAGATCGTCGTCTACCGCACCGTCCGCAACAACACCGGCGAGTTCGTCAGAAAGCCGATCCGGCTGCCCTACGTGACGATGCATGCCCGCGTGCTGGAGGCGAGGGCCGGCCGATGACGTGGATCCTGTTCTTGACCGGCCTGCTGATCGTCGTCGCGTCCTTCACCGAAGCGAGGGGCAAGGTCGCAATCCTTGCGGTTGTCGCCACCTTCTCTATCGGCGTCGGCACGATGGTCACCGCCATCTATCTCCGGAGCATCGGCCTATGACCGATACGCTCCCCACCTTCCGCGTCCATTTCCACGACGGCACCAGCATGGACATTGAGGCCGGCAACAGCCTGATCGCCGAGGCCCGCGCCCGCAAGGAACGCCCCGGCAGCTTCGTGAAGAAGATCAAGCTTGTTCGGGAGAACATCGATGGACGCTAAACAGCTTCACATCCTGCAGCACTCGCTTGGCCTCGACCAGTACGGCCGCGGCACAATGTATCGCAATCGGTTCGTGACCGGTGAAGGCAGCAAGGACCATGCCGACTGCATGGCCCTCGTAGAGCAGGGCTACATGAGCCGCGTCGCCAACGTCGCGCTTTTCGGCGGCAGCGACTGCTTCACCGTCACCGAAGCAGGAAGGCGCGCCGCCGTGACCGAAAGCCCGGCGGCGCCGAAACTTTCCCCCGGCCGATCAGCGGGAGGAATAGGACGTGGCTGACAACACCAAGATCGAATGGACCGACGCCACCTGGAACCCGATCACCGGCTGTTCCATCGTCTCCCCCGGCTGCACCAACTGCTACGCCATGAAGCTCGCGGGCACCCGCCTGCGCCATCATCCCAGCCGCGCCGGCCTGACGAAGGACAGCAAGGCCGGCCCGGTCTGGACCGGCGAGGTGCGCTTCAACCGCGAATGGCTGGACCAGCCCCTGCGCTGGAGGCGTCCGCGCATGATCTTCGTCTGCGCCCATGGCGACCTCTTCGCCGAAGGCGTGCCCGACGAGTGGATCGACCAGGTGTTCGTCGTCATGGCTCTTTCCCCGCAGCACACTTTCCAGGTGCTGACGAAGCGGCCGGAACGGATGCGGGCGTATCTGACGCGCCCGCCCGGTAATGGGCTGCAGGACGTCCGTAATCACCTCGCTTGGGAGGCGACATCCAACGTCATGAACGCATACCTGCCGGGATGGAAGACCGAGGCTCCGGACGGCCCTCGCCGCTCCCTCGCCATCAATGCTTTCACGAGCTGGCCGCTGCCCAATGTCTGGCTTGGCGTTTCGGTCGAGGACCAGAAGCGCGCCGAAGAGCGCATCCCCGTCCTGCTCGACACTCCCGCCGCTATCCGCTGGATCAGCGCCGAGCCGCTGCTTGGACCGGTTGATATAGGTCGTTGGACGGCCACCGCCGAGGTAACCTGCAAGGCCTGCCAGCAGCAATTCTGGCTGCACAGCGCTGATCCTTGCGAGCACGAAGCCGGCGGCAGCTGGACACTGGCATGCCCACATTGTGCGGGCTGCCGCTGCAAGCCGGGATGGACGGAAGCCGACGCTCGTGCGATGAGCATGGAGCCTCCCGCTGACTGGATTGACCGTCAGGTCGGTCGGTTCACCAAGGTGCATCCCACAATCAAAATGACCTCCCTCATTCACTGGGTCGTCGTCGGAGGTGAGAGCGGCCACGGCGCCCGGCCGATGCAGCCCGAATGGGCCGAGAGCCTGCGCGACCAGTGCGCCGCAGCCGGCGTGCCATTCCTGTTCAAGCAGTGGGGATCGCACAAAGTGACGTCCGACTGCAATGGTCGCTACATGATCCCGGCCACAAAGAAGGAAGCCGGCCGCCTGCTGGACGGCATCGAGCACAACGGTTTCCCCGAGGTGCGCCGATGACCGCGCCGCTCTCCTACATCTTTCGCTGGGACCGCCAGAACCGCAAAGGTCAGCCTTGCGAAGTTTTGGCGCGCGGCACGATGAACAGCTGCCTCGTCCGCTTCGCCGACGGCTATCGGATGGTCACCAGCCGCAACGCCATCATGAAGAACAAGCCGACGACCAGCCAGGCAGGCGAGAGCAGCCATGCTTGACCTCACCAAATTGGCGAGCCGCGTTGCGGCGGGCGAGATCAAGGCGCTCAGCATCAAGCAACCCTATCCGCATCATATCTTCCATGACGGCAAGGACGTCGAGAACCGCGACTGGTCGACTAGGGGGCGCGGCTGGTTCATCGTTCACGCCGGCATCTCGAAAAGCGAGCTGGACGATGACCAGATGCATCTTCCTCGTGGCGGCGTGGTCGGCATGGCCCGCATCGTCGATTGCGTCACGGAGATGGAAAGCCGCTGGTTTTTCGGCCGCTATGGCTTCGTCCTTCGCGATGCCTTCCCGCTCCCTTTGATCCCCTGCCGTGGCCAGCTCGGCTTCTTCAATCTGGAACCCGCCACCTGCGCCGAAGTTGCCGCCGCAATCCGCGTGCACGCCGGTCACCAGCCGGAGGTCGCCAGCCGATGAAGCTCGACGAGGCAAAGACCCTCTTCCCGGAAATCCGCCAGCAGAGCGGACTTGCAAGCGACCAGCGGTACGAGAGCTTTTACACTGCGACCGGGCGGCCCGAGATCCTTTGCCATGCGCCGGCAACCGGCCAGCTCGAACCGATCGCGACGATCCTTCCCGATTGCAGCTACGACGACCGCATGCTGATGCAGAAGGCGCCGGTCTATATCCGTGCGCTGCTGGTCCTGCTCGACGAAGCCTTCCGCCGCCTCAAGGAGTTGCAGCCCAAACCGGAAAAGGCCCCGAACTTCGCCGCCGAATGCGCGATGAAGTGCAAGGACGATCACCTCTTCAGGAATTTCCTGCACGAATGCCATGGCGCCGACCCCTCCGATCTGGAGCGGATCAAGACTCGCGTCCGCAGCATCCTCGGTGTCCAGTCCATGACCGATCTCAACACGGACGAAAACGCCCGAAAGCGCTGGCTGTCGCTACGGGACGAATTTCACAGATGGAGGAAGCGGAGATGACGATAGCCGGGCGTGATGGCCCCCTCGGCCGCATCTACACCCTCGACGAGGCGGCCGAGTATATGCGACTAACCGGCCGCACGATCGCCAAGGTTGCCAGAAAGCACGGCCTGTGCACTATTTCCGGTCGCGATCTGCTTTTTAGCGAGAGCGACATTCTCGCAATCTGGGATGCGATGAGATGCCCCTCAAACTCACCCGCCGTGGCGGCTCCGAATACTGGTACATCCGGGGCACCGTCCGCGGACAAAGCATTTTCGAAACTACTGGCACGAGCGACCGCGAAATCGCGGAAGCAATCCGGATCAAAACAGAAGCTCGCCTACTGAATGAAAGCGTGCACGGCCGAAAGGCAACAGTCACGTTTGAGGAAGCGACAGAGGCCTATCTTGCGGCCGGCGGATCCGATCGCTTCCTGATCAAGATCTCCAAGACGGGCAAAATGAGTGGAATCGCCGCCCACTTTCGCGGCAAGTTCCTCAAGGATCTCGGACAATCGGACCTCGATGCCGCCGCCCGTATCCTGTTCCCCAGCGCATCACCAGAGACACGAAACCGCCAGTGCTACACACCGTTTATCGCGGTCTGGAACCATGCAGTCGCAAGCCAGTGGGCCGAGCCACGGCAATGGAAGCGACCCCGCAAGCCCAAGGGCACGAATGTCGCCGTGCTGAAACGCCCCCGCGCTGGCTCGAAGCCGACCAGCTATGAGCGCGCAGCTCAATTCGTTTCGGCCATGTCGCCAGCATCGGCCCAGATCATGACGGCGCTGTTCTACACTGGCATGCGTCCGATCGAAATATTCACCTTGGATGCCTCGGATGTGAACATCGCCGGCCGGTGGATCACGCTCGATCGCTCCAAGACCGGCGAACCGCGCGGCGTGCCGATGCACGAGTTTCTCGTGCCGCTTTTCGAGGCGCTGATCAAGCGAGGCGGCATCTTGTTCCGTACTCACAAGGGAGTGCCCTACCCGCCAACGGACGAGTTTGGCGGCCAGATGTCTTCAGCGATCGAAGGTGCCCGCGCCCGGCTGAAAAAGCGCGGGATCGTTATCGACGACATTTCAGCCTACACGGCTCGCCACACGGTCTCGACACAGCTCGTGATCAACGACGTCCATCCCTACAAGAAAGACCAGATCCTCGGACACGCCGCCGACGACATGAGCCGGCACTATACTCATGTGCCGCAGCAGCCCTTGATCGACGCCATCAACACGCTCCCGGTGCCAGCCGCCTGGCAGGTGATGCATTGGTGGGAAGATCCGGTTTACTGGTCTCGACGGCTGGTGAAGTGGGGAGCGAGTGGGGCGCAAGTCACTTCAAGACAGGCATGATGGGAAGCTCTGAAGCGGACTCCCAAGACATCTGGGCGACAAGCGAACGGAAGTATGGATACGTTGCAAAACGCCCAACTCGCTGGAGGTAAGCGTCAGCGTGCTGCCTCTCTACTTCTGGCACATTCCGGTACACGACGAAAAAACTTGCGTCGACTGTAAGAAGCTTAGTTCGCGATTGGGAAACCTTAAGCCTCCAAGTAAAAACCCCGCCCAAACTGCCAATTTCAGGATCGTAACCGCTGTCACTAACATCAACGTCAAAGCTGCGCTGTAACGAGACTTCGCCGCTTCTTTCAGCCTCCATCAATGGGTAGAATTTCGGCTTAACTGAGAATTTTAGGTCCGTAAGGCGGATATCGAGAAGTTCCGCATGCTCAACCACCGCATTGTAAGCATTCAAAGCGGCGGCCTTGACATCGCCTTCGGCGGCAACTGCAATTTCATCACTCAT